ACTGGAACTGGGAAGAGTAGGATGTGCAATGAAGACTTTGATTCGCCATATTGGAAACAAAGAGGTAAGTGGTGGGATAACTATGCGCACCAGGAAACAGTCTGCTTGGATGAATTCTATGGATGGCTCCAATGGGACGTGCTTCTTCGATTATGCGACCGTTATCCTTTACTTGTTGAGACTAAAGGAGGGCAGGTTCAGTTTGCTTCTAAAAGACTAGTATTTACTTCTAACACTGAACCTTCCCATTGGTATAAGGAAAAGTACTTTGAAGCTTTTATTCGACGTGTAAAGACTTGGATATATATGCCAAGGTTGGGATGTAAAATGGTTTTCACTGATTATAAAGATTTTTTAAATGCTATTAACAGTAATGTATATATTGCAGAACTTTAATATATTAATTTTTTATACGTTCCCGTGTGCTCGCCTTCGGCTGCGCTACTCTCGGCGAAAACGCTAACGCGTTTAAGTCGCCTCACAGGTGACAGTATAGGGTAGTAGGGTAAGGGTAAGGGTAGTAGGGTTAGTTTTGACTCTGGTTTTTCTTGAGTTCGTAGTACGTGACATTATAGGTTATAATTACTTGGAATTTCATCGAATCAGGGTTGAAGCCTCCACCTAGACCTTCAACGCCTACTATGAAATAGCAAGCTGTTGGAGGGTTTCCGGATACTAGAGAGTTGAGTTGATCATCGTTTCGGGATAGGCCTAGAAGTTTATGTGGGGCACATGACATCTTTACAGAGGGAATAGATCCATTGGTCGTTTGTGGACAATATTTCCATTTAAGGTTTCGAGCCCCTTCTTCAATAAGAGTGTTGAGGTTTGCTGGGAGATCGGAAGTTGATGAGTCTTTTAAGATAAACATTCGACAAGCTCGTTCATTGGCTGCAAAATATTGTGTATCGGTCACATTGGTACCTTCGAATAGTGACGGAGATGTGGTATTAACACAATGTGTGGATAGAGCCACAAATCTAATTGTGGCATAATTAACTTTATACTTTTCGTAGATTAATGAATAAGTATCATGGAACATGGGTTGGTGACCTCCGGCTGCAACATAAGGGTCGTATACACTAGTTACATTATAAATGTCTTTAGCTATACCTCCGGCTGATGCGTCTAGGGTAAGGTCGTCTATATATCTAATAGCAACTGTTTTTCTTTGAGGGAATGCTCCGAGGGTTAATCCTGGTGAAATATACCGTCTGAATCTACGCATACGTGTATTTCTACGTATACGTATCGCACCTGACCTCCGCACACGGGTTCGGCGGTAAGGTCTTCTTGCGCGTCTGGATGTGTATGACCTACGAGGCATTTTCAAAAATGGCAACCCTTTGCCAAGGGTTAACGTGTCTAACCTGATTTAAGCCCATGGTCTTATGGATCAGATCAGAGGCTGGGGGTAATACTGTACCCCAGCCTGCCCTCACTTTTCAATTTGCTCAATAATGGCCAAGTCGAGAAATTGGTGTTTCACACTAAATAACCCGAATGAAGACTTTCAGTTTCCCTCGAATGTTAAAATACTTGTTGCTAACAGGGAGATCGGCGCCAGTGGCACACCTCACTACCAGGGATATGTCGAGTTTAACACCAGTGTTGCACTTTCGCATCTTCGCAATTGGGACGCACGTGGTCATTATGAAGTTCGTAAAGGTACGCAGTACGAAGCCATACGATATTGTGTTAAAGACTTTCTGGCTGAAGACGGGACCGCTTCTTGGAATTTCGACGTATCATTAGAAGCTTTGGAAGGATTTGGTTTTGTTTCTTACGGATTGGATAAATCGTTGAGTCTTACAAGTTTCCTCGACTCCCTCGAGAAAAAAAAGATTTCCAAACTCTCGCAATTGAAATTACTAATTGATGAAGGACGAAATGACAAGGAGATCGCGGACTACGATTTCGACACGTGGTGCAGGAGCTACCGAGCCCTTTCTCAATATCGTTTAATGTGCGTAACTCCACGTAACTGGGAAATGGACGTGATGGTGATTTACGGTCCGACTGGAACTGGGAAGAGTAGGATGTGCAATGAAGACTTTGATTCGCCATATTGGAAACAAAGAGGTAAGTGGTGGGATAACTATGCGCACCAGGAAACAGTCTGCTTGGATGAATTCTATG